TCCTTTATGTAAAGGTCTGCTTCATAATCCCACAGTCCTTTAGATTCGCCCTTTTTAATCATATTAATAATCGCTTGGTCGATTGCAGATTTAACTGCAACAGAGGTCGGCTCATTTGCCGCCGCACCACTCTCCATTTCAAATGCTTTAGTTCCCAAATCGAAAAATCTAAAGACATTAAAATCGTCCTTTACACTAGCAATAGTCTTTGTGACATTTGTTGTCAAAATAACCTTACCAGAGTTAACAGAAACAAGTCTCATAGAAACTGTGACTTGATCTGTCCTATAGGAAGTATCGCCACCAACACCAAAGTAGCGCAATCCATTACCGCCACTTATGATATTGGCATCATAACCTACGATACCCCCTTCCAATATTAAACCAGCAAGCTTCAAGGGTTTAAGCTCTGGTTTCTTTTCACCTTGTTCATATTGTTCATATGTGGACTTTGCTAGTTGTCTCTCTTTAACTAGGTTGTTAAGTCCACCTCGTTCTATTACTGTAAACCAATCTCCATTTGCAGCAGATTGTAGTGCGTCTATCACCCATGAATCTGCGCCTTGTGTGACAGCAGAAGATAGTGAAGAAAACCTATCATTAGGTTTCCTTTGGCCTGTTTTGTCTTGAAAAGCATACACCGCAATTGTCATCGGTGGAGCATCAAGGAGTGGGAGGTCTTCTAACCTCTCCTGTACACCACTTACAAATGTTGTAGGTGGTTTAATGTCTAAGTTCTCTTGTGTTGCCAGTGAGGTACACCCACCCAATAAACATGTAAATATTAAAAATAATATTGCTTGTTCCATTTAGAACCCAAACCCTGTTAAGGGAACAACCAATTCAGTGACAGAACCATCTTCTTCAGTAATGGTAACTGTGATTGTCCCTGCTGTTAAATCTTTTACCCAATAGATTGTAGCACCTTCTAGTTCTGCTGTACCAGTTAAAGCACCATTTTCTTCGAACATACTATCGACTAGATTTTTTGAAATTTGTGCGTAGATACGAGACTCTACGTTATTGATAAATTTGTTTATAGTTTTATTTGCTTCTTCTCTTGCTGCTTCTCGTTCAGCAGCTTCAGCATCATCTTTTAATTTTTGTTTTCTGTTATGCTCAATCTGAGCAATAGAAAGGAAGTGTTGAGACTGACCAATCCCACTAAATGAGGGACTCCCGAAAGTGTGTACTAAATCACTGGCGTGACTAAGTGTCGGGATTATTGTTAGGAGTACTCCTATTGCTATTAATTTCTTCATGTCTTGATCCATACCTCTGTAATATTTTTTCTACATCCCCATCTATAGGTTTGCCTTCTTTATCGTAATGTTCTAATAACATTGAGAGTTTCGTATTCAGACGTATCATGTCATTATCAAGCATTCTAATTCTATCTACTAATGCAATAAGCGTACCCATTGCTCCACCGATTACAGGGTCAATAGTCTCAGTTACCCACTTCCATATGAAGTATACAAAGTATCCAAGTCCTATTGCTGCTATAATAGGGAAACCATAATCTTTTATTGCATTTGCAAGTTCGTCCAAATTTATCCCCTAATCACGCCGAGCATCTTCTTTACCTTCATTCGCTGCAAGTCTGTCTATGTTGGGTTTCACCCCAAACGCATAACTCATCAAAGCATCAATCTTTACTAAGTCATTATTCATAGTCTGAACACGATTGTCCAATTGTCCTATGATACTGTTTAGCGTCTTTACACTATCAGTAACGCCTGCTAGTATAAATCTGATTGTTAAGAAGACGAAATATCCTGCCGCAATAGCCCCTGCTATTGGAGCTCCAACGTCTCCCACAAATGATAGTAAATCCATATGTTCTCTCTCAATAACTACTATTTATAATAAAAGAGTGCTGCTAACGATTTATATTCCAAAATGTTTCAGGCGAAGTAAAAGTTGCATTCCATTCAGCATTTACTACTCTATATTCGAAGTAAATATATGTAACCCATGCAAAAGATAATGCAATAATAATACCACATATCAACATGTAAATCTTCTGTCCCTTAGTAAAAAAGTGATCGTCATTCCATTCGTACATAATACCTATCCTTTCGTATATATTTAGGCAATGTCATTGTTTTGACAACAGATGAATATTTGACGCTAAAAAAAAGGGATAGAGTTTGCACTCTATCCCTTTCCCCCACACTAAGTTCTTTCTCTATATTCGGTACAGTCTAGCCGTCTAGTGTGTTGTATACTACAACCGTACTTATCTATTTTGGGTCTGTGTGTTACACCTCTACCCTAGCATAGATACTATTCATTCGCCAACTTTTCAAAGTATGACATAGCATCATCATCTTCATCAGATGCAGTTGCCACTGTTGAAGGTTGTGGAGCGGGTTCAGATTTGAACTCAGGTGTGAAGTTCGTAGACTCCTCATCTTCCATTCTCTCTGCAGCAGTCTTACCAGTGGTAAGTTTGCCTGTTAGAACCGCATCCAAACGAGACTTCAACTCATCATATGATTTAAAGTTTGACGGCGCAAGAAACTCAGCAAGTGAATGCTGTGACTTGTAGATTGCTTCCAACTCTTCATCAGTTGATTTCAATGCAGATTTAGCATCCAAACCAGACTTATCGTAGTTCCAGTAACCATCTACTTTGCGAATCTTCAACATGAAGTTGGCACCTTCCCAAAAATCGAATGGGTTGATAGGTGTCTCATCAGGGAACTCAGGTTGCATTGCTTCCATAAGTTTGTCAAAGATTTTCTTACCGAACTTGTAAAGCATAACTTTACCCTCATTTTGAGGATTAGTCGGGTCACTCACAACGTATACATTTGCAAAATATTGCAGTTTACGTTTTTGTTTACGAGCAATCTCTTTATCTGATTCTACACCAGAGTTCCATAACTGTGAGTTGTACTCACTGATAGGGTCTTTCTGATTTAGAGTAGTAAGAGAGTTCTCAATAAACCACTGTCCAGTTGGGCCTTGGAATGCGTGATTCCAAACTCGTACCCAAGGAAGTTCTTCACCCTCTGGTGCTGGTAGGAATCGAAGTACTGCGTACCCATTGCCTGCCTTGTCCACCTGTGGTTTCCACAGACGTTCATCCGCATAGGATTTCTTTTCTGTAGCTGGTGATTCGTCCTTTTGGACTTGTTGCAACAGTTTATCTAAACTGTTCTGGTTTCTCATTGCTGAAATTGACATATTGTTTTCTCCGTATATTGTCGTATGTTTAAGTATTTCACAATCTGCACAGCATAACTGTGCATTTCATTATATAACAGTATTTATTATACTGCAAAAGTGGGGCTTTGTCAATAACTTTTTCAAGTTTTATTTCTAAGAGCATCCCACTCTTCTGGTTTTGCGTCCCAAAGAGATGTGCGTTTTGGTTTGTATACATGTGTATCTTCACCGTAACGTCCACGTTCCCTGTTACCATCACCATTTAGTTCCGTCATGTCCTGTTGCATTGCTTTATAGTCTAGCAATTCATCTTCTTCATTAGGAACTATCTCAACATTCCCATCAAACGAATATCCATTCGCAAGCAGGAAATGTTGAAATGCGTCACACATCTCATTCAAATCAGAACCGTCTTCAACATTGAATTCAATCCTGTTAGTGTGATGTGTTGTTTTAAAACCATGTACATCTTCTTGTACAGGTTCTTCATGTATAAACTTATACACTATAGTTTCTCCATTAGTGGAAAGATTTTAGCAATCTCTTTTGCACATTTTTGTGCAACTTCCATGTGTTCTTTTTGAGTTCCATTCGCACCACGAAGTTCAATGTAATGAACCCATGAACGTAAAGAACCTTGCATATATAGTCGAGTCTTGGTCAGTCCTTCTGGAAGAACTGCACGAGCCTGTTCCTTTGCAATACCATTTTCAATCGCCCACTCGTATGCTTTACGAGATGTTTCGATAACACCTTGTTGTCTACGATTCCAATCTGTAATCAGTTGTTGGTGTTTTACATTATCTACTAGAGAAGGGTCATTCTCAATCTCAATAGAGTTCTGTCTATTTGTTGT